CGAGTCTGCTGTGAAACAGAATCTAGACAGTCACATTCTGTCTAGACACCCTGAGCACTCAGAGAAGAAGCAAAAGGAGTTTGTCTGTCCCTCTGATTGCCCCTACGCCGCAAATACTCGGGGTCAGCTTCGTAGTCATTACTTGCTCAAGCACCTGACCAGCGAGGTGAACAGCATCCTGGGATCAACGCAAAACGGGCAGATTCTCTGCACGTGTTGTGGAGCTGAGTTCAAGAGTAAGCCGGCCTTCGTCTACCACGTAGTGAACTGCCTACCCCCTGAGATTCTGGCTGACGACGAGGTTCGGCAGGGCCTTGGCCTTTCTGCCAAAGATGCAGGTCAGACCCCTGCTCACACAGAGCCCTTGCCCTTGACTGCTGTGGATGCATCATAAACCTCCTCAGGACGCACAGTTCTCATCTTACTGACGTCGAGAACGACTTGATACACGTTGTACCCTAGGGCGGCAAAGGCCGCCAAGGCAAGTACCTCAAAGGCCCACTTGGGTGTATTGTAGTCGTTTTTTCCTATGTAGACGAGAAGTGGTCCCACGAAGAGAATGTGCATGATATTCACCCAGAGGGACGGAGACTTTTCCTTCCAGCGAATAACCGCCTTGTACAGATGATAGACAATAATAACTAGGCCGAGAACAGTGACCCCATGATAGACCCACAGAGGCACTAGGCCCCGAAAGAAGGCAATGTAAAAGAGGAGAGGAAAGACAACGAAGATATGAAAGATATACAGGCCGAGGCTCGTGCTCATCTCAATAGGTCATCGAAAGAAAAATCTGTTCAACATCGCCTCCGCATGTTCCAAGGCCCCTTCCATCCACGCCTGCTTCATACTATAGCTCTCTCCACATACATAGACGTCGGGGAGACGTACAGGAAAAGGTCGCATAATATCAACCGATTCCTTCGCAGGATCGTAGGAACCAGGAGTCCAGTACGTGCACCCATCAGCCCAGTAATAGGATTTCGTATAAAGGGGATTAGGGATTGTCTTCATGGGGAACGACTTACGTAGCTGGTCAAGAAGAGCCTTTGCAAGATGGGCCTTCGATTTAGTATGCCAAAATGTCGTATCGTCGGCATCCGTATACGAGCTCATGATAACCCCTTTTGCTGCATTTACGGGAATAATATGTCTAAGGGGTGCCTGGGTAACGATGCGAGGCATATCTTCGAACCACACCGACCGAGATGTTGGGGACTTGGGAAATACTGAGTAGATGCGAAGAAGAGGAGTCATCTTCAGATGTTTCAGAATGGGATAGGTCGAGAAGGGACGAATCTTCTTGAGAGCATTGGAGTGGACAGCGAAGATAATCTTCTTCGCCGTAAATGTCTTCATGCCATGGGGGGTCAAACAATGAAGATTCATAGGAAAAACATCTAGTGTACCGAACCCTGTTACACGGCAGTCAGACTGCACCTTGATTCCTCTGGCAGCCAGCTCAGCCACCATGCCATCTATAATTGCCGATAAGCCTTCCTTGATTCCGTAAAAGGATTCCGTTGCGGAAAATTCCTTAGGAAAGGCACGGTCTGCTCTGAGTGTCGTCAGTTCAGAACGGTAGGGGAAGTAGGAGATGAGCTCATCGACCACCGGGCGAGAGAAGAGTTTAGATAGAATCTCGTACATTGTGTAGTGACCAAGGGTCGCCTTTGGAGTCTTAGAGATGACATCCTGTATAGAAGACGAAATGAGGTTCCAGACATTCTCCTTTAGCTCAATTCCATCAAGGTAGGACGAGTCGGAGGAAATGGGGAAGCGTGTGAGACCGTATTTGTTACAGTAAGAGGATATCATCTTATGCGACTTGGGAATACGGCCCGCCCCTGCCTCCCATTGCACATCGCCGTGATGGATGGTGTCAACACGCCCCCCTGGCTTGGAATAGGAATCAAGGATCATAATTTTTTGGTGAGGGTATTTCTCGGAAATACGTAAGGCGCAGTGTAGGCCTGCTAGGCCTGCACCCACGACTATAAGGTCCATCTAATCTTCTACGCCGATTCCTTTAACCATTCCAGAAGCTTGGTTGGGTTCGATGTCTGATTGGGGCCGACGACTGCCCCAGGCTTGAGGAGGACAAAGTTAGGAATACTGCGTACACCACAGTATCCAGGAGTGTAGTTGTTTTCATCCACGTCGCACTTGTATACGGTATACCCACTCAGGGACTCGCAGATAGACTCCCAGTCAAAGCCACGGCAGGGGCCACACCAGGCCGCCGTGAAGTAAATGAGTGCGGGCTTCTCGGCCAGCTGAGGAGAGACACGGAGGGCCTCAAACTCTTCTTGTGTTAGGAGGGGAGTCATCTTTTCCTTGAAAGAGGCCATTTCTACTTACACCGAGGAGTAATCCTCCTGCTAAAACCGCACCGATGACGCCGAGGGAGAGAGAGTCGGTTGTCTCCTTGGAGCCCCCACCACGCTGGACAAATCCGCCCTTTTGGAGTGGCAGTGGGTCGTTTCCTGCGCCTCTAGCCCCTTGCGGGGCGTCGCCTGCTGCTTTAGTCGGTGCACCCGCATTTTCTTCTGCGGCATTAGTAGGACCCTTTGCCAAACCTGCCTTTGCCTCAATAGCTGCTGCCTGTGCGTCAATAAGCCTAGCTTCTGCTGCTGCTTTTTTAGCCTGTCCTTCTGCTGCCTCTGCTGCAGCATCTGCCGTCTTCATCATAGCACCTGCAACCTTCGGCACTCCTGCAGCGGGAATCAGATTAGCCACTTCCTGTAACATAATTCCAGCCTTCTCTGCAATGTTTACCATGGGCAGTACAACAGTTTCTATTTCGTTGGCTGGTTTGTGTGTAAGTTCTTCTTGTGTTAGTATCATTTGAAATTCTGGAGTAGATCTACCGAAATCATGAGACCCAATGTTCAATAACTTTGTCCAGAACATTGGCCTGCTCATCCCTTGAACAAAAATATTTAATGGGTTCACTGTTACTTGTACTGCATTGAAGAAGAAGGTTAAAAACATAAGGGGGTCGATACAGTGTAAGAATGCACCCCACATATCTCCAGCAATTGCCGAGGAAACAGGTCCAAATGGTAAAGAGAGGAGGAAAAGAAATATCCATATGGAATGTCCAAAGGGATTCTCTATTACCCTATTATTTAGTGTCAAAGGTCGAAGGGGTAGCCTTGGATTAGGTTGTGTTAAGGTACCTAGGACCATTGTTAAGAGCTGTTTGAAAAACCCAGAAAGACCTCGTGCCAAATCTTCAGATTTCGGATTATCTGCCGAGGGGCTAGCCGAGTGGCTAGGCAATGTAGTTCCCTGAAACTCACCACCTCGTTGAACCTTTGATGCAGCTGCAGGAGCAGGAGCAGGAGCAGCTGCAGGAGCAGGAGCAGGAGCAGCTGCAGGGGCTACCTTGGTGGACCCCCCAGTCCACATCCCCACTGCGACAGCGTATTGAAAGAGAAAGGGGGAGCCTAGGCCATGTGCATTTAAATCGTCAACGCTCGTAAATGCGAGTTGAAGTAAATCATAATACCACCAATATCCCATCGTGAGAGAGTTTATAATTATAAATAACACAGCAAGTATAGGTGCACGTAACATAACATAATGTAATCCAAAGCTGCCGAAGATAAGAGTAAAAAAGAACATTCCCCATTTACTGAATACAGGAGCATTCCATACGTCGACGTGAGAACCTGCAATTGCTTCCTGAATGAGAGTTGGGGCCTTCATTGGTGTATAGGGGCTTGGAATGCTTGGTTTAGAATAAGTGGGCGATTCCTGTGCAACAGGGGGTTGTGCAACAGGGGGTTGTGCAACAGGCTCTGGGTTCGCTTGAGCTGGCCGAACATTCGACGCCATTGATATTATACACGAAATAAAATCCCACCAAATCCATCCACGATGCGTAGGATATTGTGATTCAGGGCATAGATGCGTGCATTTGCCGTACCTCTCCTCGGTGTAACCAGCGTATTTAGTTCAAGCTGTAGAGTCATCGTATTTAATCTACTTGCATTCATTGAACCGCTTGGCTGAACATCCTCTGGTCGGAAACAGAAGGAATACGAATAAATGTAATCATTTATAGGAACCACTGTGTGATACTGAAACGGCTGGGCTAGACGAAAATAGTCTGCATTTCTTATATCAAAGCGGTCATAGCCCTCAATCCGTAAAAGGGCAGTAGAAATGAGATTCTGATAGGATGGTGCCGTTTCTCCAACTGAATAATTTGTATAATTAAAATACTGATTTGCATTTACGGCAACATCTCTTTGTATCAGCCAAAATAACTCTTTGATTGGATTATTAAATTCCATTGGAACTTGAATTGTTTGTGCACTAATATCGATTGGATATGATGATGTATATTGCACCTGCTCAATTAGATATTCGTGAGAATTTGACACAAACCGCCTTCTCTCTTCCAAGTCCAGGTGGATATAATCCCCGTATAACTGCATTGACGTAATACTCACAGGTTTCGCCGTCTGGTCACATGGGGTTGCCGTAGGATTATCGTTGATAAAGAGTTTGTTCAGAGGACGGAGAGTTATATTTAGCCTGACGGGATGATACTGGAGAGCAAGAAGCGGGAGGTACATCCCCGGGGTTTTGCAGAACCAAAAGCGAAGAGGAACTTGCAGGGTCAGAGGTCCGTATAATCCAACCATTGCACCGGATGCATTCCCTTGACTTTTACCCTGCACCTTACCAATCATTGCATTCCAGGCATCCTGCTTGTCAGCAGTAACTGTATAATTCGACCATAGTTCCATCCATTCTCCCGTCTGTTTATCGATTTCCTGTTCACCGATCTCGAAGGTAAGTTCTTGAAGGAGGGCATGACCTATTGCATTTGTGTAAGAGAGGGGAAGGCCAGTTACTGAATCTGTCAACGCCGGGAGGGTTATCTCTAGCCAAAGAGGGCCAAGAAGGTCTCCCTTCTTTGGAATTAGGCAGGTAAGACGACGGCCAAAGTCCGGTTGGGTGTCAAAGGGAATACTGGAGGATTCAATAGAGAAATTTGTATATCTGCGATATACCATCTTGAACCAGGTTACCTGGGGATTTCCTGTGAGAAAGACGTCTTGTTTCCCATTTGCTACTAATTGTAATAATCCTCCTCCCTGCGTCATCTGTTGTGTCTATTGATTCTCGTTTAACACCTTACGTGCGTGTTTGTCTTCATATAAAAAAGCAGTCACCGATAGAAGATGTCTAGAAACATCCCATTTATTGATGTTGATACAATTACATTAAGAAAAATATTTGCCCTCGGCCCCTCCAATACGAGATATCCCCCTATGCAGTTTCTCGTAACCGATGGAACTGGGGGAGCCTATTGGACAAATCTAACCGGTCCAACAGGCTTTCTGAGTAGTTTCACTGGAGCAACCGGTCCGCCCGGGTATACTGGGTCACTTGGACCAACTGGGCCCACATCAACAGTTACAGGGTATACTGGCCCGCCCGGATATGATGGGCCTACGGGTCCAACAGGGCAATATGGTCCCCAGGGCGTTTCAGGGCCCACGGGTGGAACAGGGCCATATGGTCCCCAGGGCGTTTCAGGGCCCACAGGCGTAACAGGCTCCAGAGGTCCCCAGGGTCCTACCTCGGGATTTACAGGGCAAACCGGTCCTACCGGGCCAACGGGTCCAGTGGGGCCTCATGGTCCTATTTCATCTATCACAGGTCCTACGGGTCCACAGGGATTTTTAGGACCCCCTGGTCCTAATGGTCCACAGGGTATAGCAGGTTCACAGGGTTCTCAGGGACCTGCAGGCAGAACGGGAGCCACAGGAATCTCCT